TCGTCGCATTGGTGCTGTGAACAAACTGGTCATGGTCGTGCTGTATGAGTCGTATGAGTACATCAGCGAATCGAACGAGTTTCAGTATGAGCAGGGCGATCAATACCGGGTTTTAGATATCGATTCCGACGGCTATTACCGGCAGCGTGTTTGGCGCTATAACGTCGATGGTGCAGAAAACGATTATGAAGAGTTCGAGCCAAGAATGAACGGCAGTCGGATTAGTTACATTCCAGGCTGCTTCTTCGGCGCTCAGAATAACGACTACACCATTGATGATGCTATTCTAGGTCCAATTGCCGATCTCAATATTGATCACTACCGAAACAGTGCTGACAATGCTGAAGCGAGCTTTATCGCTGGACAGCCGACGCTATTCATTTACCCGGGCGAAAATATTAGTTTTGAGCAATTCCAAGAGGCGAACCCGCACGGAATTCGCCTTGGTTCACGCTCTGGCCACAATCTCGGGTCTGGTGGCGGTGCAGAGTTAATCCAGGCTAACGAAACAACTATCCACCGAAAGAACATGGAAGCGGCGGAAGAGCAGGCCATGAAGATCGGCGCTCAGATGATCAGTCCTAGCCAAAACATCACAGCAGAGTCAGCACGAATTCAGCGTAGCGCTGACACTTCGGTGATAGGCATTTCGAGTCAGAACATTAGCGCGGCATATGAGCAGGCATTGGGCTATTGTGCTGGATATCTTGGCATTGGCGATAGTGACATTGAATTCAGGCTGTCTGATGAGTTATCAACCACTACTATGACTCCTCAGGAGCGCACGGCTTGGATTAACGATATCAATATGGGCGTATTGCCTCGCACTGAATACTATGCCGCCCTGCGACGTGCTGGCATGACTGACAAAACTGACGAAGAGTTGGAAGACGCTATCGTTAATCAGCCTGTTGTTGGTATGGCTGGCGATGTGATTACTGATGATGGTGACGAACAGCAATGATCAATGAGACTCTGATACATCTGGATAGCGTCCACCAGACGTCGGTTAATCGGTACGGCACTACGCTGGCTAATAAAGTAATCCCGTTCCTGGTTCAGGCGCGGAATGATCTTGAGAGCCAGTTGCTGAAAGACGGCCTGACTATTCGCAACAAAACCAGACTGTCGCAAATTCTATCGGCTACCAGGGCGACGCTATCGGAATACTACGGCGGGTATACAGAGTCTCTATTTTTAGGGTTAGATGAGTTCGTTGAGCCTGAGCTGAATTTCATCAGCGAAATGATGAATACAGTTATTGTTGATTATGATGTGGCTATACCGGCACCGGCCCAAGTTATTTCGGCAGCAACCAACAATCCAATGCTGTTAGAAACTGGCGCTATCAGCATGAGTAAGGCGATGTCGAATTGGCAGAGTCAGGAAATCACCAGGGTGCAGAATGCTATCAGTCTTGGTTATTTCGAGGGCCAGACAACCAATCAGATTGTGCGAAATATGAAATCAATCGTTGGCGGCATTACTACAAGAAACGCCCAGACGATAGCACGAACGGCGCTAAACCATGTGGCCAACGAGGCTCGCATGGAAACGTATAAGGAAAATGACGATCTGATCATAGGTTACAGATGGATATCGACTATTGACGGGCGCACAAGCGCGATATGCCGCGACAGAGATCAGAACGTTTACCTGTTTACCGATAAATTCCAGCCGCGCCCGCCAGCCCACTTCATGTGCCGCAGTTCTACGACCCCAGAGCTTGACGGCCGATTCTCATTTCTCGATGAGGGCGAAACACGCGCCTCACAGTTTGGTCAAGTGCCATCAAGCGAATCATATTACGAATGGCTGAAAAAACAGCCTGCGTCGATGCAAGATGAAGTGCTGGGAAAAACCAAGGGCAAGATATTCAGAAATGCCGGGCTCACTATCGATGAATTCAAGAGAGCCAGCATTAACAGGATGGGTAAAGAGCTGACCATTGGCCAAATGGCAGGTAAAAACCAAAAGATAATGGACTACCTTAGAAATTAACTTTAATTCCCCAGTTCACTACTTCGAGCATGTTATTGACCTGTAGCGATACGTGCTCGTTTAGATCATATGAAATAGAGGCAATAGGCAAAACATAGAGCTGCTCGTGACAGTCATATGACGTGACGATATATGTTCGCCCGTGGCTAAATGCGTACGTCTGGCTGCTCTCGGTGCATTTCTGATATCCGGTTACTGCTGTTGCGCCAAGCTGCACTCCGAGCTTGCCATTGCGATACACTTCCGGCTGATACCCGAAGAAATAACCATCGTCACCATAGGAGTTGGTCATACTACCAATGAGGAAGTCATTAACTTTGACAATCTTCACATCATTATCGTTATTCAGCTCACTGTTGTATTTGCTTAAATGGGTCGTTCCAAGATCGTGATAGATGGATATATCAACACCCTCTGCTGCCGTGGTTGCTGCAACCATTGATATTAAAATTGCTGTAATTTTCATTCTCGCCGCCAGTTGTTATTTGTTTTTCATCAGCTTAGACGAGAGCTGCATATTTTCAAGGATAATCACAAAGAAAATATTTTATAGAGGGGAATGAAATTTGCTCTTGACAGTAAAAAATAGGATAATACAGATTGTATCTGGGATACATTTACTAATTGTTAATAGGGTTAACATTTATGGATTTGAGCACTATTGATGGCCTCGAGCTAACAGACGAGCAAAGGGCTGCTATCGAGGAACAAGCTAAGGCTGATATCGAAGCTGAAGTTAAGGGTCTCAAAAGCAAAAACGATGAGCTAATCACCGAAAAGCGCTTGGCGTCTGAGAAGGCAGAAAAAGCCCGGCTTGATGCTGAAGAAAAGGCGCGTGAGGCTGAGCTTGAAAAGTCACGCAAGGCTAACGACCTGAAAACGTTGGAAGAAACGCTAGCTAAACAGGCTAAGGACAAGCTCGATGAAGTAAAGAGCCAGGCGGAGGCGTACAAGCAAAAGATCATCGACAGCAAGAAAGAAGCTGTTCTGGCAGAACTGGCACCGAATTTTGTGTCACCTGAAGCCGCTAAGCTGGTGCTTAAAAACATGGTTAACGTATCGCTAGGTGAAGATGCTACCTCAGCGTTGGAATTTAAGGGTTTTGATGGCGCGACCGTCTCAACCGACAGCAAATCATTTTTGGAGTGGGCTAGCAATAACGATTCGCTCGCTGCAATGATGAAGCCCATCGAATCAGCCGGGGGCGGTAGTGTGGGCAATAATGGTAAGAACGGGGTTCGAACCAGTACGAAAAATACGCAAGCTGAGGCCGCCAAGAAGTCTGGCGATGTCCGAGGCTTTCTGAACGCTTCACTTAATCTTTAAAAGGTAAAATATGACCACTTACACTTCTGATCAACTACTGGCCGCCCTTAATGCTACTGTCATTAACGAAGCCTTCGACATTGCCCGTACTAACCGTACTGGCATTCTTTCAACCATTGGTATGGGTGTTGCTCGTGCCGCTGAGGAGGGCGATTCTCTCTCATGGCTCGATGGCTACAAATCTGCCGACCAATCCACAGTCGATGGCGCTGTTACCGATAGCGCTACAACTATTAATGTTGCTGATGGTTCAGTCTTCCGTGCTGGCATGCTGGCGTCAGCTGTTGGCAGCGATGAGGTAATTCTGATCACTGCCGTTGCAACCAATGCTCTGACGGTTACCCGTGGTTTCGGCGGAACTACTGCTGAGGCTATCACTGACGGCACAGCGCTGATCATCGACTCCGTTGGTCGTCCGGAAAACTCAACCGCCGCTACCGATACTATTTGGACGCCAGAAAAGCAAAGCAACTATTTCCAGACGATGGATACTGCTCTGGAATTCAGCCGCCGGGCTCTGGCCACTCTGCAATACGGCAACACCAATGACCTGTCATTCCAATTGTCCGAGCGTCTGCGCCAGCTTGCTATCAATATGGACCGCGTATTGATTCGCGGCCGTAAAGCTTCGGCAACAATCGACAGCAAAGAGATCACATACACTGGCGGCCTGCGCTATTGGCTGGGCCAAGACGGCGCGATTAACGTCGACAACTCTGCTGCCGCCTTGACGCTGGAAGCTATTCAGGACCTGAATGCTCAGATCGTGTCCGCTGGTGGTACTGCTGACTATATCGCCGTCGGTATCGAAAAGGCCCGTGAATTGAACGCCCTAGTCTCTGCAAACTATAGCTCTCAGCGTCTGGCTGATTGGACTGCGGATGAAGGCTCAGTAATGATGCTGCCGTCTGATCTGCCGCTGGTAGGTAACGTCACTAAGATCGTTGTAGATACCAACTTGGATGACTCTGAGCTGATTATCTACGACTCTGCTCACGTTAAAGTTATCCCAATGGCTGCTAACAACGCCGGTACTGATGGTAACTGGCAGACCAAAGACGCAACTCAGCCAGGTCAAGACGGCGTGGTTGCTCGCATCTTGGGTGACTTCGGAATGGAAGTTCGCCAGCATAAGTCACATATGGCACGCCTGTATAACATCGGCTAAGGGGTATTGAATGCAATTCGTTGGACCTAAAGGTAAGCAGGTTCGACTCGGACGAAACAAGGTCGCCAAGTTTACGCTTGGCACCTACTCGACCGACATCGAGTCAGAAATCGAAATGCTGAAGAACGCCAAGGGTGTTTCTGCTGTTGAAGTTGAAGCCGAAGCGGAATTCAGTATTGATGAGGCACTGGCCATCGAGAATAAAGATGATCTAGATGTCTATGCTGCAAAGTTCGGCTATGAGCTGGACAAACGCAAATCGCTGGAAAACATGCTGTTGCAGCTGGAAGAGCTAACAGCCAAATAATGCAAGCCATTCGGGGCTTTTTAATAGGTGAATAATGCGATCATATAACGCCCTGCCAGATTTGATTGGTACGTGCAAGTTAGCATCAGGCGCAGTGAGTGGGGTTATTCCTATTCTGAAATTCGCGTTCAATCCAGAAATTAGCATTAATGATGAAATGGATATCTGGAGCTATACCGGCGGCGATCTTGAGGAGCTGAGCGCTGCTGAAACTATGGAAGTGGTATCATCTAGCGCAACAGACACAATGCTAGTTATTTTAACCGGTGTCGATAATGATTATGAGCTTATACAGGAGGCCGTAACGCTAACCGGCACCACTGCGGTAACCACGGCTCAGTCGTTTTTGGCAGTTTGGCGAGCTGAGGTATCCGATACAGCAGGCTCTGTAAATGCTGGCGATATTACAGTAACAGCTTCAGCATCAGGAACGGTTCAGGCGTTTGTCGATGCTGAGAATGGCCAGACAGAAATGTCGCACCTGACTATTCCCGCTGGATATACCGGATTTTTGTTTAACGTAGCAGCAACCACATCGCAGGACGGCGGCTCAATCATTCGCATCCTGACACGACTGGAAAACGGACCGTACAAGGCCAAGTCGGTATTTGAAATACCGGGCACAACGTTCACGCAGTCATTCCGAGACTTTCCATTTCCATACCCGGAAAAGACGCGAACGAAGGTGGTAGGCTTGGCATCCAGCAATAACACGCGAGTATCACTTGATTATCAGATGGTACTGATTAAAAACACACTACTGATTTAGGCTGAAATATGATTAAAACAGTGCAAACTCACGCTATTGACGGCTCAACAACCGAAGTCCAGCTCATTCCAATTGAAACTAAATATCTGAACACTCAGGTTACATTTAATGGCCGCGTTGACTGCTCTGTAACTCTGACCGGAGTATTTGCGGGCGGCGATGAGGATTACCCGGAATTATTTGATGATACTGTTCAGGAGTTAGATTTCAGCAACAGCCAGTTTACGTTTGTCGCTCCGACTTATTCTATTTCGCACATCTGCGTTGCTGTTAGCGCCGCCGGTGACAACTACACAGCAACAGTGACCCAATGGTAATAGGAGGTAGCGTATGGCTCGCGTAATTGGAACAGCATCGAGTGACGGTTTAACATCTGCACAAGAATCTCAGCTATCCACAGCATACTCTGAAGCGCACACGCACGACAATAGCGCAATCTTGGATGCAATTACCGCTGCGTTTACGACTGCATACGAAACAAAGCTACAGAACATCACGGACAGCTTTAAGGGAGTATATGATGATGAGGCGGCGCTGAATACAGCTTATTCATCGCCAACAGATGGATGGTCCGCCTGGGTGAATTCAACGGGCACCATTTGGAGCGCAAGCAGCGGCGCGTGGACTGATACTACGTCGTCATCATTCGGTGATATGCTGGCATCAACTTATGACCCGCAGGCAATAGCATCTGATGCATTCGATCGTTCAAACCATACTGGCACCCAGGCGCAATCAACTATTGACGGGCTAGAAGCTGCACTATCTGCTATTGATGAGGCTGGAAGCACTATATCAAGCGATACGTACGCCTATACAGCGAGCGTAGCTGATGGAAACTTTGTTGTGTATGACGGAACAAATAATCGTATTGTTATTACTGATTCGACAACAAGGTTATTGGATTTTGCCGGTGCGTATATGATGCTTGGCAATGGTTCTGATAATTACATATACAACCCAGATGGCAGCATGGCTGTTCGAGCTAACACAGATTACACATTTCTAGGGCATGCTGGCACTACTGATATAATAATGAACTCTGACGGAGTTGCTGTAGGTGGTTATACAGGCGGCTCTGCGGACACCGGCAATGTGGGGGAAGTTATATCAAATTCATACTCTGGAACAGATACGTTTAGCTCAAAAAACATTTATATAGATTTAACAGCTGGTGTGTGGGATGTGCACGGTAGCATGTATTGCAATGACGGCACCACAGAGGCAGGTTACGTGAAACTCAGCATAAACACCACCACATCCCACAACTTGTACTTCACAACTCAGATATCTACCGATAGTGAGAATGATTTCGGTATTGCGGCACCGTCAAGGTTCTTCAACCTTTCGACTTCGCTTAGGGTTTATTTAAACTACGACGCAGAGAATTCACGCGGTGCGTCATGGTACATGTATATTTGGGCTAGGCGGGTAGCATAGGGAGAACCAAATGAGCTTAACAGTAGAAACAGGCGAAATCGTAGCAGACGCTGACAGCTATATCTCATTGGACGACGCCAGAACTTTGGCCGCTAACTACGGCTATTCACTGCCTGATGATGACACCAAGGCAGAAGTGGCGCTACGCAAAGGCGTGTGGTACGTGGACGCTCAGGAGCCTCGATACAACGGCACCAGAACTGATGATAGCCAGTCACTGGCATGGCCGCGTGAAAATGCCTATTACACTTATGGGACTGAAATTGATTCCGATGCTATCCCGACTAAATTGCAGTTAGGCCAGGTAATCGCAGCCGCTACGTATGGCGCTGGAACTGATGTTCGCGCTAATGATGATGGCAAGTCTATCGCTTCTCAGGCTGTAAGCGGGGCCGTATCGCAGTCTTACTTTAACAATGGCAAAACCGGTAGCTCCATTGTGATTACTGAGGCCATGGACGCTATTGCTACTCTACTGTCTGGCTCTGGCAATAACGGCATATCTTTTGAGGTGTATCGATGAGCTTAGACCTATCAAGTGTCGCAACTCAGCTATTAGGCTCGCTCGCTTCCAACGCCGACGGCTATATTGTGCTGCGGCGTGAAACTGGCGGCCTGGTTGATCCGATCACTGGTGATTACACATCCGGCGAAACTGAGGATTATGATTTGGTTGGGGCGGTAACAGCCATTAGTGATGCTCTGGTTGACGGCACCCGCATTCAGTCTGGCGATGTAATGGTCACTGTTGACAATCAGATTGCGCCGGCCATTACTGATACGCTGTTAATTAATGACGTAGAGCATCAGATTGTGCCGCCAATTCGCACAGTGAGCCACGCCGGAACCGTTCAGGTTTACAAAATACAGGCTAGATTATGAGCAATTTTAGCCTTGACGTTTCTAAGTTTTGCGAGGATGCAAAAGAAAATAACTGCGAGATCATTCGCGCCACTGCTATTGCTTTATTTCGCTCCGTTATCTTAGGCACTCCTGTTGATACTGGTCGGGCTCGCGCCAACTGGTTTGCCAGTGGAGCCTCAGCATCGAACGAAATTAATGAGAGCGGCGATAAATCTGGCAATGTAACAATTGAAGAAATGACCACCAGAGTTCAAGCGCTCAAAGACTCTGAAGTTATTCAGCTGACCAATAATCTGCCATACATCAAGCGCCTAGAGGACGGATATTCAGGGCAAGCACCGGCAGGCATGGTTAAAGTCAATATTTTGCGCTTTGAGAAGCTACTAGCGGCAGAAGCCAAGAAGAGACAGATATGAGTACCAAAAATATTTATT